CCGGTGCTTTAGTTACTCTAGCCCCCAGCAACTTCTGTTAGGAAAGCTGCTAGAGCCTCAATAACGTTGTACGTCATTAAGGAGTGCTTTCGAATACCGATCTTCTGATATTCGTCCAGTTCAGTAAAACCCCACCTTGGGGTTCGCCGAACAACTTGCCGGTACACCACTCCCCTTTCGGATCGAAAGGTGAGCTTTGACCGCCGAAGTCCACCTGCTAACAGCACTTTTAGAGCGGCAGGTTCATTTATGAACCCACCACAATAGCTCTGAAGTGCGCTCAACCAGCGCTTGAATTGCTTCTTGCGCTCCCCTCTGCCCCCTTCAAAAGCGGGCTCCCCGAATTCACAGTACATCTCCCACGGCTCGAAACTCAAAGTCGCGGGAGCGGGGATATAGGGGTAGTATTCCCAAAAGTCGAGACTGGCTTTGCCATCTGCGGTTTGCCGCGTGAGCGGGTCCGGAGAATGGATTCCCGAAGACAATCCTTCGTCTGGTGGAACGATTGGAATCGTTCCTTCGACGAATAACAGGATCGTCCTCAAAGTTTCCTTTAGGCTTATACCAGTCCGGGAACTCCACATGTTGAGTAGGTTGAAAGCGGAGAACAAATCCTGGTCAGAAGTATACCTTTTAAGGTAGACACCCCTGACATTGACACCGGAGAACCAATCGGTGCCACAGGACTCCCTGAACTTTCCCGAAGAAAAGCTCTTGTTGAGGTTTACGACTAACCCAAGCTCTTGTAGAGTATGGGCCAGAAGTTCGTAGGCTTCAGTGGTGACAACTATGTCGTCACCAAAGACACCCCAATTTGCTTCGGGGCGTATTCCTAGAGTGTCATAAACACCTAGGACCAACGCGCTCAACAACATCGTCTGTATGGGGAAGCAAAAACCATTCCCCATTGTGGCAAACGAGTGTACTGCTATATTTCCGCAGTATGTCTCACTCTGTAAGCATCCATCAACGATTGAGTTTTCGTTGACGGAATACCGGACCCTTTCAGTCCGAAGGAGGTTAATCCAACGAACTAAAGTTGGAGGGAACATGTACTCTATCAGTGCTATGGAAATATAATCCGAGCACTGTTTCAAGTCCATGGTCGCGTACGTCCCGTAAACGCTCCCTTGTCTAGCAAGCTCGGAATTTTGAGCTGGCTGATTTGAGAAGTCAATTCCGGTTTTCGCACGCAAAACCCGCTCTAGTTCACTACCTAGTCCAAGCTGGAAATAGGTATTGAGCGT